TCAATTAGGTCCTATATTAGAGCAACATATACTACATCATGACTTAGAATACTGTTTTGAAACACCTGAATGGGAAGCCAGTGATATTCAAGTAATTCATTTTAAAACAATTCACAGACAAAGTGACATGCAATTTATTGAAACATTACAAAAAATTAGAATGGGTATATCGGACCAAGACACTACAAGTGTTCTAATAAATCGTTTTAGAAAGCCACTAGATAATCCGTATGGTATTGAACCTGTTCAATTATTTCCAACAAGAGAAAAAGCAAATGAAATAAATCAACGTTATTTTAGTAAAATTAATAATGAAAAAGAAATAAAATCATATCATTTAACAGTATCTGTTGAAACACGTGATACAGATAATCCATTATCGGTTGAAATGAATAAATCCGAAATTGAAAGAAAAATTAAGGCTCAGTTACCAATAGACGATACTATTCAATTATGTATAGGATGTCAAGTAATTTTAGTTGTAAATCTTTCGGTAGATGAAGGACTAGTTAACGGCAGTAAAGGACGAGTAGAAAGTTTTAATGAAAATGATGAACCAGTAGTTATATTTTCAAATGGTAAAATTAAAAATATAGCTATACACACTTGGGAAATTGACGAAGGATTAACTATTGCCAGTGCTTCAGGAATACCTCTTATCTTAGGATATGGATGCACAATTCATCGTTCCCAAGGAATGTCACTAGACTTAGCTATAGTTGATATAGGTAAAAATGTATTCACCGGAAGTGGAGGATATGGTCAAATCTATGTTGCTCTTAGTCGTGTTCGATCTCTAGAAGGATTATCTATCCTAAATTTTGATCCTACTCGTATAAAATGTCACCCTAAAGTTATTGAATTTTATCGTAATATAGATAAAAAAATTTTAAAAGAAATGGATAAGTTATCTATTAGCACTGAAAGTGATATTAGTTTAGAAAGTGACAATTATGTTATCAAAGTTTCTAAAAAATCGTTAGTAGAAAAAGATCCCACTATAAGTAAAAAAATAAATAAGGATAGAATTCATAAAAATGAACAACCTGATATTCGTCGATATTTTACTACTTTAAATTGATTTATAGAAACACCACCCTAAATCATTACAAATTTTTTCCCATATAGCATCTTGTTCTTGTAATTTTTCACGTGATTTTAACAATGGAAAACATCTTAATAAATCATCTAATTCTAATAATTCACAAAATTTATGTAAAACATATGTATATGATAAAAAATTTTGTCTTTCAGGTGGACAATATTTCATAAATGGAATTTGTATTTCTTTAAACATTACTCTTAGTGTTTCTTCTTGACTTTTTGTAATATTGGGCGGAGGAATGCCATTAATATGATTAATTATATGTGGAATATGTTCGTAGTACTTATTTAGATCCAATTTTTTTAAGATTTCTCTAATTTTTTCAGGTTTTATTGTAGTTAAGTCTGATATACGTTCTTTCTTAATTTCACGTTTTATTTGTTCATATATTTCATCCGGTATTTCAGTGCTTTCTTTACCTTGAAATTGAGATATATGTTCATTAAAATGATTTATACGCTTATAGGCAAAATAGGCTATTTCTTTTGGTGGTTCTTTATAACTTGGTTTATCACAATCTATAAATACATAGTCCTGGTCTCCACACTTTTGACATATCAGTAGTCCTTCTGCATGAACAAAAAGCTTTTGTTGATAACATTGTTTACATACTTCTATATCATCTTCTTTATCCTTATCACTAATATATTTACTATCTACATAACTCATATATTTATCAAACATTTGAGTTTTTGTCATTGTTTTTTTTTTCATGTCATTATTAGGCGCAACTATTTGAGCAGGCGGAATTTTAGGTTGTTCAATACTACCTTGTTTAAAAAAATCTAATATTGATTTAGATAATGGATTTTTATTATCTACATCTGTTAATTCATTTTGACAATTCGATTTATTATAATAATTAAAAAGTATATGTCCTGTATTAACATAATATTGTGTTAAATTGTCATTTGAATTCATTTCCTTTTCCAATTCATCTAATTCACATTTCAATTTAAATTTTTCGTCTAGTTCTTCATCGGTAATTTTTGTATTAGGTATTGAACATATTTTATCATATTTTTTCTTAATATTTTCATATTTTAATTGATAATCATGTTGTATTTTTTTGTGATAATCAAATGATTTTAAAATCTCTTGATGTTTATTGTCTATATTTACCGGTTGTAAGTCTTTTTTCTTTTGTTTCTCTTTATTGAATAATAACATTTTAGACTTATTATTTTTAATATATATTGAATTTATTGATATATTTTTAAATCAAATAATTCAATATATAATAATTTAAACGAATTCGTCCATAAATGAATAGAAAATAAAATATAATTAAATATACAAATGATTAATAATGATATTATAATTGAATTAATTAAGATATCATTTATATATGGAATGATTAAGGATGGTTGGAACCTAAAAATGATTAATAAAAATACATTAGAATTTAAAAAAAATAGAAATGGAAATGAAAATATTAATTTAACTAAATTAATTAAAAAACATCTATATTAAGAATATTTGTCTAGTCATTAGAAATAATTATTTGTAAATATTTTGTTTTATTCATTTTTAAGTAAAAATTAACGAATTTACATATTTATGTTAAAAAATAGCATTTACGTAAATTTTCCATTAATATTTTTATTTCATATTTGCTTATCATTTTTTATACATATAAATGATAAGGAAAAGTATCTAACATTTATTATTAAATAAATAAAATGTGTAAATTAATAAATAGAGAATATTATTTTATATACGCTGAAATTTTAAAAAATCAATGATTTATACTAAGGATATATATTAATAAAATAAATTTTTTCTTATCTAATATACATTATTAGTGCGTTTTCCTAAAAAAATTTTCTTGCTTTATAATATAAAAAACACAATATGGGTGGTGGTCTCATGCAACTTGTCGCTTACGGTGCTCAAGATATATATCTTACGGGCAATCCTCAAATAACTTTCTGGAAAGTATCTTATAAACGTCATACTAACTTTTCTATGGAAGCAATTGAACAAACCTTTAACGGTGCTGCTGACTGGGGTCGCAAAGTAACATGCACTATTTCACGTAATGGTGATTTAATCTATCGTGTTTATCTTCAAGCTACTCTTCCCCGTATCAATGTTTCTGGTGCTCAACAATTTCGTTGGTTAAACTGGGTTGGACACATCATGATACAAAGTGTTGATGTAGAAATCGGTGGTCAACGTATTGACCGTCACTATGGTGATTGGCTTCACATCTGGAATGAACTTACTCAACCTTCTGGACACGCTGCCGGTTATGCTTCTATGGTTGGCAATCTTCCTCGTCTTGTCCAACCTATCTCTGGAACTGTTAATAATAACGTCACTGCCCCTAACAATGTCAATTTAAGACCTGAAAATATGGCTTTTGGTGACTGTGATCTTACCAGCTGTATGCCCGAAACCACTCTTTACATCCCTCTTGAATTCTGGTTTTGCCGCAACCCTGGTCTTGCTCTTCCTCTTATCGCTCTTCAATATCACGAAGTTAAGATCAATCTTACATTTGCCAGTGCTACTTCTTGCTATTGGTATAATGCTAATGGTTCTGGTGCCTCATTTCAACTTCCTTCTCTTAAATCCGCTTCTATTTTTGTCGATTATGTTTACTTGGACACTGATGAACGTCGTAGATTTGCTCAAACTTCTCACGAATACCTTATCGAACAACTCCAATTTACCGGTGCTGAATCTGTCAACTCTTCCTCTAACAAGATTAAACTCAACTTTAACCACCCTGTTAAGGAACTTATCTGGGTTGTCCAACCTGACTCCAACGTTTCTATCCCTGATACTCAAGCTGTTGGTGGACCCCAATGGTTTAACTACACTGATGCCCTTGACTTTACCCCTTACACTGGCACTCCCCAAAATCCTCTAGGTGAAGGTCTTACTGGCAGTGGCTTACTTCAAGGTGCTGGTTCTATGACACAAAGTTTATTTGGCACTCAACAAGGTATAACCGTTGTTGACCAAGGCTCTGGTTTTGATAACTCTATTGGTGGTCAACCCCCTGGTCTTGTCCAAAACTCTAATCTTCCCGGTAATCCCCAAGTTGCCAATCTTGCCAATGCTGCTCTAGCTACTGCTTGGAATATTGGTCTTTCATCTGGAAATTATCTTTTGGACCGTGGTCTTAACCCCGTTGCTTCTGCCAAGATCCAACTTAACGGTCATGACAGATTTTCTGAACGTGAAGGCCGCTACTTCAATCTTGTTCAACCTTACCAACACCACACTAACTGCCCCGCAGTTGGTATCAATGTTTATTCTTTTGGTCTTAAACCTGAAGAACATCAACCCAGTGGCACATGCAACATGTCTCGTATTGACAACGCTACTCTTCAACTCCAACTTACTGCCAGAGCTGTTGTTGGCGCTCGTTCTTGCCAAGTTCGTGTATATGCCACTAACTACAACGTTCTCCGTATCATGAGTGGTATGGGTGGTTTAGCCTATTCTAACTAGAGCTCTAGTTATAATAATTAATAATATATTTTGTTAATTATTAAAACATACATTATCAGTGTTATATAAAAAATAGATAAATTTGATTTAATATAAAATATAAACAATAAATTATTAAATTATGAAATTACGTTATTTTTCCGATTTACATTTAGAATTTATAAAACCAAATAAAATTCAAAAATTTATAAAAAAAATTCCAATTGGATCTGACGATGAAATATGTATATTAGCAGGAGATATAGGTAATCCATATAAATATAATTATGATGTATTTATGAAATTTATTAGTCAAAATTTTAAGAAAACATTTGTAATTGCCGGAAATCATGAATATTATAATAATTCTTATACAATAGACCAAATAAACACATATTTAACCGACTATTTTTCACAATTTGATACCATTTGTTTTTTAAATAATAGTTATCAATTGTATAATAATTACTGTTTTATTGGCACAACACTCTGGTCAAAAATTATTGAACCTATTTATAATATAAATGATGTATACCAAATTCTTAATTTTAATTATACTATGTATAATAATCTAAATAGTAAAAGTGTGGCATTTTTAGAAAATACATTACAAAATAATGAAAATTGTATTGTAATTACTCACCATGTTCCTTCATTTAGCCTAATACATAAAAAATATAAAACACCCGATATGCTTAACTATAACCAATGGTTTTATTGTGATATGGATAAATGTATAGATGTGTATCATAATAAAATAAAATGTTGGATTTATGGACATACTCACACCCCATCAAATGTAATTATTCATCAAACACCCTTTTTATGTAATCCAATAGGTTATCCAAATGAAAATACTAATGTTAATTTTCAAGAAATTTACACAATCATAGACTAATATTTATAAATATTAATTTTATTTAACACTAACAGCGAATTTACACCTAGAGAAGACGTCGTAGAATTCTTTTAGAAAAAAATAAATATGGGTCATTGATGTAATCAGATTATTATCAATTAATAAAGTAATTAGCAAAAGTATTAAGAACGTAATTAAAATGGTTATTTCCGTTATATCATTTTTCGATTTACAAAATTATTTTATTTTGATGTAATATAACAAGAATGGTTTTATGTAAATGGTTAGATACTACTGGATTAGATGAATTAGAATTAGTAGGTGGAAAAAATGCCAGTCTAGGTGAAATGATTAAAAATTTATCTAGCAGAGATATATTGGTTCCTTATGGGTTTATTATCACTTCAAATGCGTTTGATTTATTTATGGAATATAATAATTTAAACAATCGTATTGATGAAATAATACAATATATTGATGTAGACGATTTATCTAATCTTACAAATAATGGTCATACAATTAGACAAATGATTTTGTCTGGAACAATGCCTGAACTATTAGAAAATAGTATTATTGAATATTATAATAATTTATCATTAAAATATTTAGAAGAAAATACAGATGTTGCCGTTAGAAGTTCTGGAACTAGTGAAGATCTTCCAGATGCTAGTTTTGCTGGACAACAAGATACTTATCTAAATATAAGAGGTGTTGTTTTATTATTATATAAAATAAAATCTTGTTTTGCTAGTCTTTATACGGACCGAGCTATTTCATATAGAAAAATTATGAATTTTAAAAATACTATTAAACTTAGTGTTTGTATTCAAAAAATGGTAAGAAGTGATATTGGTTCAAGTGGAGTAGCATTTTCAATAGATCCAGATACAGGTTTCAGAGATGTTGTTATTATCAATGGTAGTTGGGGATTAGGAGAAATGGTAGTATCTGGTCAAGTAAAACCAGACGAATTTATTGTCTTTAAAACCTTAGATAATTACCCAATTATAGATAAAAATATTGGTGAAAAAAATAATAAAATGATTTACCATGATAATCCAGATCAAAAAACTAAAATAGTTGATACAAGTACATTAGAGAAAAATCTATTTTGTTTAAGTGAAGAAAATATAACTTTATTGGCTAAATGGATACATATAATCGAGAAGTATTATTCAGATAAATATAAACGTTGGTGTCCTGTAGATATAGAATGGGCATTGGATGGTCTAACAAATAAATTATATATAGTTCAAGCAAGACCTGAAACAATTCATAGTAGAAAAGCGGATAAAATAGAATTTATAGAATACTTACTTGAAAAACATAAAAAGATCACCGTTTTATGTAATGGTATTGCTGTAGGTAATAGTATTTCAGGTGGCAATGTTAAATTAATTACAAGTATAGATTGTAAGGAGAGTTATGAATTTAAAGAGGGTGACGTTTTGGTGTCAAAATATACTGATCCTACATTTGAACCATTAATGAAAAAAGCAAGTGCAATTATTACAGATAGTGGTGGAAGAACAAGTCATGCCGCTATAGTTTCTAGAGAATTAGGTAAAACATGCATTGTTGGGTGTAACAATGCTACAACTATTTTACAAAAAAATCAGTATATAACGGTGAGTTGTTCAGAGGGAGAAATAGGATATATTTATGATGGTAATATACCATATAGTGTTAAAATAACTGACATTACAACATTATCTTCTCTAAACAATATCCATACGAAATTGATGTTAAATATTGGAAATCCAAATAATGTTTTTAAATTTTATAATTATCCGATTGAAGGTGTGGGTCTTGCCAGAGAAGAATTTATAATAGCAAATTCTATAGGAATACATCCATTATCGATACTCAATCCAGAAAAGATTAGTTTAGAAATGAAAGAAACAATTGGTATGAGAGCTCGTGGGTTTGAAACCCCTCTAGATTTTTATGTTAAAAAATTAGCTTATGGCATAGCTAAAATTGGGGCAACTTTTTATCCTAAACCAGTTATTGTTAGATTTAGTGATTTTAAATCGAATGAGTATCGTGATTTATTAGGGGGTAATTTATTTGAACCCAATGAAGAAAATCCAATGATAGGTTTTAGAGGTTGTTCTAGATATTATAGTAATTTTTTTAAACCAGCTTTTAAATTAGAATGTGATGCTATTCAATATGTAAGACAAATAATTGGATTAGATAATATAATTGTAATGCTTCCATTCTGTCGCACGGTTGAAGAATGTAAACTTACCATTGAAACAATGAAAGAATTTGGATTAGAAAGACATAAAAATGGATTAAAAATATATTTAATGTGTGAAATACCATCAAATGCTTTATTAGCAGATGATTTTTGTCAATATGTAGATGGATTTTCGATTGGATCAAATGATTTAACTCAATTATGTTTAGGAATAGATAGAGATGCTGGACATCTTTCATATATAGGGAATGAAACGAACTTGGCAGTAAAAAAATTAATACAAATGGCTATTTCTAGTTGTAAAAAAAATAATATTAAAATTGGTATTTGTGGTCAAGGTCCAAGTGATATATTTGAATTTGCTGAATTTTTAGTTCAAGAAGAAATTGATACTATTTCATTAGTGCCAGACAGTATTTTAAAAACACATATAAATCTAACTAAATTATAGATTGAATTTAATAATTTTTATTTTAGGTGATTTTATATGATGTGCTGCGGATAGACTATAAATGATATATTTTTCCCCATTATTGTATTTTTCTTTACTTATTAAATTGTAACCAAATGAACGCAAAAATTGTCGTATGATTGTTACACATTTATTTTCATCAATATTTTCTAAATATAATTTAGCTTTGCAAGGATAATAAAACGCACGTAAATCATGTTCTATTAATTTCATTTTATCAATTGTTCCCAATGAAAATAAATCTTTCTTTCTAAAACTAAATTCTTCTTTAAATTCATCTATACCCAGCGTATTTAAAATTTTTAATAAAATTATATTATCTGGTGTTTGTTTAAATAGTTGTGTCATTAATTTAAATATATTATATTCAAATGTTATTATTATTGAACATTCAATAAATTTTTAATGTTATCTAATATATTATGTTCTAAACGCGGTAATACAGCATAACAATCATGAAAATATCGTTTATATAATGTTTTTAGTTTAAATGTTGTAGGAAATAAATACCAAAAATATCTATGACTTATAATAGTCCTCATATGTTTAGGAATACACTTAATACTACTTTTAGGAATTGCTAACATTAACTGATAAACTGCCCATAACTCATTATCTACATTTTCAACAGACCATTCTTTGATATAATATTTTTCCTTAATACAACTAATATAACTAATTAAATCTTTTATACTTGGAGTTATAGGAAATTTATAATACCAATGATTACTTGGACAACCTTTCATATAATACTGTAAAATCCAAGATAATCCTTCTATAAAATTTTCACACATCCCATTTACCATTACATTATCAGGTTCACAATCTAACCAATATTTATAAAAACGCTCTCTCCATCCTTTTTGACCTATTTGAACAGTATCTTTTTCAGCTATCATTGTTGGATAAAAATTTAATAAAGATGTTCGTCTTTCATAATTACTAAATTTAGGATTCAAATAAGGTTTAAATCTACGATGGTCATAACACATTTCAGTCAATATTTTATCTTCTACTTTACTTAATCCATTTAATATAAATTGAAGAAAATCAATTCTTATATGTAAATCTTTGTTCACTAAATGACACTTTATTCGATTAAAACCTTTTATATATAATTCATTTAAAAGTTCAAATCCTCCTTGTTGTATTTTTAATATGAATAAATTAGGTAAAAAATCATTACCTAATAAAAATGTCAAGAAGACATAATCAATTAATAAACGTTCTTTACTATCCATTCCATCTTGCCAATAATCATTGACAATACTATTACGCATTACAGATACATCCATATATAAATATTCACTTGGAGTATCTGGTTCAAAAGGAAAATAACTTGTTTCACGATATAAATATGTATTATTATAACCACGTAATAAATTTAAAATAATTAAATCAGCATCTAACCCATAAATAACTTTTTGATAATTATGATGTTCTAATTTATGATTATCCATATATTTCAATAATTTGTGTTCTCCTTCACCAAAGTTTTTACTACTATCTAAAATAAATTCAATATTTTTATTTATGTTTTTGATTAAATTAATATAACCATCAAGATGGCTACATAACCTATCCATAAATTTAGTTCCAGGAGTAATAGCATTAGTGTCCCAGGTAAGACTTTTTTTATCAAAACCCTCTTCATCCGCAATCTTTTGAATACTATCTGTCCAAAAAGACATTTTAAAACGACGCTGACGTTGTTGAATTATTTTTGCCATAGGAGCAGCACCATCTATTGCGATGTAAACAATTTTTAACTTTGTAACATCAACTGAATTTACTACTTTCTCTAATAAATAAATTACTTCATTACATATAGCATATTCAATTAAAATTTTTTTATTAAATTTTGCTGAATCTTGATCTTTTGAACGAACACTAATATTATTTTTAGCTTCATAGATTATACTATTGAAATCTAAATATAATATGACTGGTAAATTATTAATTTGTGAAACTACACAGTCTTTAATATTAGTTGTTAAATATTTAAAATAATAAGGAACTCCCATTTTAAAACTACTATTTGTTATAGTTATTTTTTTATATATCAATTTTTTATAAGAAAAAATTAATAATCATCATCTTCAATTAAACATTTTACATTTTCATCTGTAAGTTTATCATTGTTTTTTAAATTACGTTTTTTAACAATCATATTTTCAGGAATACCTAAATTTCGATATAATAAAACTTCTGTCCAAAAATAAGTAAACTTTGGTAAAACACTATTAAACCACATTTTATCTCTATAAACCCGAAAATTACTATATTTTTCTAATTTCCAATATACTATATTTATATAAGGTTCAGTATCATTATAACTATTATTAATTTCATTTATTATTTGATTTTTCCAATTTTCAATTTCATTTAATTTTTGATTTAACTTACCATAGAAACGATTACATTTTTCATGTTTATCCCAATATTCTAATATACATCCTTTGTATTGTGTTACTAAATCATCATTATAGTCTTCAATACAATTATATTCTTTAATTGAACATTCAATAAAATCAAGACCATTTAAATCACAACACTCTAATTGTAATTGTGTTTGAACCCAATACTCTGGTTTAGGAACACCTATTATCTCTCTTTTACTTGGATTTTTAATTTCTTTCATAATTCCATCTTCATCTATTCCGTCTGGACTTGCTGCTAAAAATGTATAAACAGGATGTTCTATACTTTCAAATTGATAAATTTTTTTATTATACATTGATTCATGAACCATAATAGAAATTGGTTCATATCTGTGTCCTAACTGTGCCGCTAATCCAGAAGATTGTTTAGAAACAAACGGGTTAACCTTTTTATTTAAAATACCTTTATAACTTATATTCAATACTTCACTTGCTTCACTAGCATTTATATGATTATGTCGTTTAAGATGCCATTCTATTGAATTTTGAGCACTATTTTTTGGTAAATTTAATAGTTTTTTTAATTGTTTTTTATCTCTATCACGATCTAGTTTAAAAATAAATCTACCATTATTTAATTTAGGAATATTATAACATAAAATCTGGTCAATAACTAAAGGATGATAGTCTTTTTTGTGATATACAAGCGATATCATTTCTAATAATTGTTCTTTCCATTCATGTAGTGTCCAATTCTTTCCTTGACTTTTATTTGTTTTTATAAACTCAATAATATCGTCCTCCATGTAGTTATTATGTTTATAAGTAATATATTTTTTAAATATCAATTTTTAAAAAATATTTCTTATTTTTGATAACGGTTTGAATAATAATTTCTAAGTAGTCTTACAGCGGTTTTAAGAGAAACAGCGCGGCCTCCGGATTGAGAAGCTTCTTCAGCAGGTTGTTGATCAACAGTAACTTCGCTTGAGGAAACGCTTTCAGATTCGGAAGTGCTTTGGGATACGCATTCCTCATCTTCACTGCCATTGGGACTACCACCAGCCTGGTTTTTAGTCTTGGATCTACGTTTGATTTCAGTGAGAACTTGACGTTTACTGCGGCGAGTTCCATCAGGATGTGCAGCAGATTTTTTATAGTGTTTAAGAGTAGCACTGCCCTTAGGATTTTGAGCTCTCCAAGCAGCTAAAGCACCAGTGTTTCCTTTAGATTTAGATAATTGGGGGCCAGCATCAACACCGGGGTAATCAAGGGGACCAGGATTACGTAAATAACGAGTGGTATCCCAAATACGAGAAGGATCCCTAACACCTTTGCGAGAAGGAGAATAGTTCATATCACGGGTTATAGCTGCTTGTCTATCTCCGGGGGATTTGTAGTCACGTCTTCTGTAGTATCTATTAAAGGCATCAACCGCTTTTTCTCTAGAAAGAGGTTTACCCATTTGTCTTTGACCCTTAGGAGTGTGAATTCTATTTAAATAAGCGTCAGGCGCTCCTTCAACAATTGAAAATTTAGCAAAGGGAGTGCCATCTTTCTTATTTCTTTTTACATAAGTTCCAAGAGCACCGTTTCCAAGATCTACATGAAGACCATCAGGTTGAACAACAAGAGCAGCTTTTCCATCTGCGGCGCGTTTAGCATTAAGTCTATCAAAATTAACTTTCATTTCAGCAACAGTATAATCAGCAGCCATTATTTTTTTTATATAATTAGTAAAGATTTTTTTCCTAAGTATTTTTTTAAAAAAATAAAATACACAGATTTTCAATGAATTTACTATTTTTCACATATTTTTGATATATTCCATCAAAAAAAAATATCAAAAAAAATATCAAAAAAAATTGATATAAAAAGAATATGAATTTAAAGTAATTATAATCTTATAATGCCTAAACCAAAAAATCCAATTCAAGAAACTAATATAGAAAATGTAAATATTATAGATAATGTAAATGAAGAAGATAAAAAAAAATATCAAAAACTTACGCATATAGAACATATTCTAGTTAGACCTAGCACATATATTGGTTCAATTGAAAAAACAACTGAATTAATGCACATTATGGACTATTCTAATCCGGACGAACCTATGATTGTTAAAAAGAATATTGAATATATACCAGGATTATATAAAATATTTGATGAAATTCTTGTAAATGCTACAGACCATGATACACGTCTAACCGTAAAACGAAATCAAGGCGATATGAGTATCATTGGAGTATCCAATATAAAAGTTGATATTGAAAAAGATACAGGTAAAATATCTATTTATAATGATGGAGATGGTATTCATATTGTAGAAATAGAAGAACATGGATGTTATGCTCCTGAATTAATATTTGGACATCTTTTAACCGGCACAAATTATAATGATACAGAAGAACGAATTGTAGGAGGACAAAATGGATATGGCGCAAAACTAGCAAATATATTTTCAACCGAATTTACAATTGAAACAATTGATAAATCCAGAAACTTAAAATATGTTCAAACATTTTCTAATAATATGACTGATAAAACTGAACCAAAAATTACAACCTATAGTAGCAAACCATATACACGTATTTCATTTATTCCAGACTACAAACGTTTTGGTCTAGAAGGATTAACTGATGATATGATACATTTATTAGAAAAACGCGTTTACGATATATCTGCCTGGACAAATAAAAATATTACTGTTTTCTTAAATGGCCGCAAAATAGAATGTAAAACATTTGAAAAATATATTGATTTATATTTGGGAAGCAAATCAGACCATCCTCGCGTTTATCTGGAATTGAATGAACGTTGGGAAGTAGTAGTAACATATAATACAACTAGTAATTTTGAACACGTTAGTTTTGTAAATGGAATTCATACTAATAGAGGCGGAAAGCATTTAGAATATATTGTTGGTCAAATAAGAGATAATTTAGTTGAATATATTAAGAAAAAGAAAAAAGTGATTGTTAAACCAGCAACCATCAGAAATGAATTATTTGTATTCTTAAAATCAACTATTACTAATCCATCATTTGATAGTCAAACAAAAGAAACGTTGACAACACCCGTAACTAAATTTGGCAGTTCTGTAAGTATTGATGATAAATCTATTGATAAAATTGCTAAAATTGGAATTATGGAACGTATTATGAATGCCGTTGAAAATAAAAATAATAAAGATTTTCAAAAAACCGATGGAAAAAAACAAAATGTAATTCGTGGTCTGCCTAAATTAAATGATGCTGATATGGCTGGAACGAAAGAAAGTAAAAAATGTATATTGATTTTGACAGAAGGAGATAGTGCCAAGTCAAGTGTTCTTTCTGGTCTAGGACAAGAAGGACGCGACTATTATGGAGTGTTTCCTTTACGTGGAAAATTACTAAATGTAAAAGATACAGACCAAGAAAAAGTAATTAATAACGCTGAAATTCAAGCTATCAAAAAAATTTTAGGCTTAAAGGCAGGTATTGAATATACAATTGATACACCTGAAGAACAATGGGATTTACGATATGGAAAAATAATGATTTTATGCGATAGTGATGTCGATGGAAGCCATATTAAAGGTTTACTAATGAACTTATTTCATAGTTATTGGCCTAGTCTTTTACAAGCCGGATTTCTGATTACGATGCTTACACCTATTGTGAAAGTATTTAAAAATAAAATATCCCATAGTTTTTATAATTTGGGAGATTATAAAACATGGAAAGATAGTACACATGATCATCATTTATATGAAGTAAAATATTACAAAGGATTAGGCACAAGTAACGCAGCAGAATTTAAAGAATATTTTAGAGATATGAAAGTATTAAATTATGAATGGACTGATTCTAGTCATAACGCAATTGATTTAGCCTTTAATAAAAAAAGATCAGATGATCGGAAAAAATGGTTAGAAAATTATGATATATTTAATGTATTAGATTATACTAAGCAACAAGTCCCTATTGACGATTTTATTAATAAAGACTTGATACATTTTTCCAATTACGATAATATTCGCAGTATTCCTAATGTATGTGATGGTTTAAAACCCTCACAACGTAAAATTCTATACAGCGCTTTTAAACGTAATCTTTATAAAGAAATTAAAGTTGCTCAATTTGCTGGGTATGTTAGTGAACATGCTGCCTATCACCATGGTGAAGTTTCATTACAAGGAACTATTACTGGTATGGCACAAAACTTTGTTGGTTCCAATAATATATCACTATTTGTTCCTAATGGTGCCTTTGGAACGCGTTTAAGCCTGGGAAAAGATGCTGCCAGTGCCAGATATATATTTACATATCTTCATCCTATTACAAGTTTTATCTATCGACAAGAAGATTTACCTATTATGACGTATTTAGATGATGATGGTTTTACTATTGAACCAACGTTCTACATGCCAATTATACCAATGATATTAGTTAATGGAGCTACAGGTATAGGAACAGGCTATTCATGTGATGTGCCATCCCATCATCCAAAAGATATTATTACACAGTTACTAAATTTATTAGATGGTAAACCAATGACTGGTATTAAACCATGGTATTGCGGATTTAAAGGCGAAATATTAAAATTAAATGCTGACACACAATATGTAGCAAAAGGCAAATATAGACTTATCGACCCCACCACAATTGAAATAACTGAAATACCTGTAGGTATCTCCACTGAAAAATATAAAGAGTTTTTAGAAGACAATATAATAGATAAATCTAATCCTAATAAAAAACAATTTATTAAAAGTTATAAAGAAAGTTGTGTTGACAATTTAATTAATTTTAATGTAAAACTGGACAAATCAAAACTGGATGAATTGGAAGGAGACCCCTTAGAACTCGAAAAAACATTTAAATTAATTGATGGAAGTAGAACAAGTTATAGTAATATGCATTTATATGATAGTAGTATTCATATCTATAAATATGCGGGTCCTTACGATATTATTATGGAATTTTTTGGATTACGTTTAGAATATTACGCTAAACGTAAAGAATATCAATTAGGAGCACTGAAAAATGAATTAGATTTATTACGTGAAAAGTATAGATTTATAAGTATGATAGTTGAAAATCAAATGGATGTTCGTGGTAAAACTAAACTATCAGTTGAAAATATGTTAGAAGAAAATAACTTCTTAAAATTATCTAATACTATTGGTAAAGAAACAAGTTACGACTATTTAGTTCAAATGCCAATTTACGCTCAAACTAAAGAAAAACTTGATGAGTTAAAAGAAAAACTAGATAAAAAACAAAAGGAATATGATGATTTATTAGGAAAAGACACGAAAGATATTTGGAGAGATGAATTATCTCAATTATCTGATCAAATTGACACATATTATTTAGATTATGAACAAATGTTATTAGGAGAAAGTGTATCAATTAAAAAAGGAAAGGCTAAACCCAAAAAAAAATAAGTTTATAGTAAAAATTATAATATAACTAAAAACCCATTTTTTTAAAATTTTCAAATAAATAATTTAATTTTGCATCTTGTTCATTTACACGTTTTGTCAAATCATCAATGATTTTAAGTAATTTTGTTTCGTTCTCATTCGCTATTGTATTTTGTTCCATTATTTCTTGAAATGGCATTTTTATTGAACGTATTTCCCTTTCTTTTAATATATTCTCTAAATTTTCTACTTTTTTATTTAAATCAATTATAATACTATAGTAATGGTCTTGTGTAAAAATTACATTCTTTGGAATAGAACTATTTTTAACTTGTTCATAATTTCCAGTAAATTTATATATCCAATCTAAAAAATACGAAATTCTAAAAAACATTAATTTATCATTATTTTCAACATAAAAAATACCAATAAGAATATTCTTTGTATATAATGGACTACCTGGTAACAATTTATGCTTACTATTTACAATAACACTATTTATTGTAATTTGCTCTACATTTAAATTTATTTTATTAGCATCTTTATCCTGGGTTAAAAATATATTATTTATCTGCTCACAATTTAAAAAATCACTTGATTTAATCATATCTAATGGCTTTTTATTTTTTAATAATTCACAATATGAAGTTTTTACTATAACAAGATGAATATTATTTATGATATTTTTATCAGCTATATTTATTTCTATAATAGTAACATTGAATAGATTATTTAAATATATTTTATATAAATCATTATATGTTTTTATATTATAAATTTCTTCATTACTTAAAACACCTATAAAATTAGTTTCATTTAAATAATAAAAAAAACCTAATGGGTTTTTAAGATTTCTAATATTATATAAATGCGAAATAGATGAATCTTTAAAATTTGGTATTTCTTCATTTACTATATTTTTTTTTTTATTAATATTATCTAATAATAATTTAGAACCATCAATAATATTTTCATCTAATTTTGGTATATTCGTATGTTTTTTTTCTATAATATTTAATAAAGACATTATATAATGAATTAAAGATATTTTTTTTTAAATATAAAAATTGATTTAAAAGAATAATGATATAAACAGTATAAGCATGGATAAAGATATTATTTGGATTACACAATATGTCAATAGTCTTCATGAAAATGGTAATCATTTAGAACA